TTCCGGTTACGGTTACGGTTACGGTTACGGTTCCGGTTCCGGTTACGGTTACGGTTCCGGTTCCGGTTCCGGTTACGGTTCCGGTTACGGTTACGGTTCCGGTTCCGGTTACGGTGACGGTTACGGTGACGGTTCCGGTTACGGTTACGGTTACGGTGACGGTTACGGTTCCGGTTACGGTTACGGTTACGGTTACGGTTCCTTAAAAGAAGCCCTTCAAGGATTTGTCTCTTCTCTTCCTAAGGCACAAAAAACGCGGGCCAAAAAGTTGCAATGCGAAGGCGCAGTACTGGCTTACTGGAAATCAAATTCCAACGGGAAACCTGCCAATGGAGGCACTGGAAAAGCGGTTGAAGTAGGCACGGTACAGACGGTTCCAGGGCCGTTGAAGTTGTGTACAAGCAACGCCCTGCACGCCACCTACATTCCTTCTAAATGGAAAGGTGATCGCGTTTGGCTCGTCGCCATGATCGGAGAAGTGGTCAAAGAAGACGACAAATTAGGCGCTTTGCAACGTGAAATTATCGCTGAACTTACGCCGGGTAAACAAGAGTGACCGCATGAAACTCCTTCTCCTTATCTGGTTTCTGTGCTCGCTGCCTGCGGGGGTGTTGGCATGAATTTTTCAATTCCACTGTGGCTGGCGATCACCATTCTTTGTTGCTCGGCGTCATTTGGAATTGGATTTAGTACGGGGCGTTTGTATCAGTGGCAGAGTCGAATATTTCCGGGGAGAAAGACTTAAAGGAGTTTTTATACCAGCGTGGAGGCCAGTACTTCGATGGCTGTCGCATCAGGAGAACGTGCATAGGTTGAGAGTGCTCATCGGCTGCGAAAGATTCGGCGTCGTGCGAGATGCTTTCTTGCGTCGCGGGCATGATGCGTATTCGTGTGACTTGGTGCATGCTCCGGGGCCGCACATTGTTGGTGATGTCTTGGAAACGGTGAGAATTTTCAAGCCTGACCTGTTTATCGTTCACCCGGATTGCACTTTTGTGAGCGGCAGCGGGAATCATTGGTGCTATCCCGGCAAGCGCAAGGTCAAGAAAGGAACTATTGTCGGGGATGAGCGCATCGCTCTCAAAATTGCGGCTATAAATTTCGCTTGGGCGTTGCTGAACGTGGAAGTTCCGAAGATTGCGCTGGAGAATCCCATCGGCATTCTGAGCAGCGCGATTCGCAGGCCGGACCAGATTTTTCAGCCGTGGGAGTTTGGCGACGATGCGAGCAAGGCGACATGCATCTGGCTTAAAGGATTGCCGCCGCTTGTGCCGACAAACACATTGCCGGGAGGCCGCGAGGTTCGCAGGGCAAATCAGACACCGAGCGGCCAGAACAAACTCGGGCCATCGGATGAACGCGCAATGTTGAGAGCAAGGACATATCCGGGGCCAGCAGATGCGATGGCACAGCAGTGGGGCGTTCAGTGACCCCGGTGCGCCTATCCCAAAAAGAGACCGCCCAGTTTATGCGCAAGATTAAAAAGGAGGTGATGCCAAGTGATGACATGTCCAATTTGCGGGCTGCTCACAAGCGGAACGACTCACGTATGTCAAGGTTTAGCGAAGCAGGCCGGGGTGACGCCGAGCGGCCAGCAGTAGAACGAGCGTTAAAACCTCCCCGCATGCCCGCAGACTCTTTCAAAGAGCGCTGTCACTGCGGACTAGGAATCATGATCTGGTGTGGGCCTCGCGGGCTGGGACCGGCTGAGGATAGTTTTATGGTGGAGTGGAGAGAGAGACATGAAGGACATGGGGTTTTATGACTTTGCCGCGCTGGCCGCCCCAGCCGAAAGCCAAGCCGTAGGGGAGGGGCCGCGATGCTCACTTTGCAAAGGTACCGGACGGATGCCGGGATATATCGACGTAGAGCAATTTCTGGACCCCGATAGCTCGACTCCATCCCCGGCACCATCCGGTTTACCCCAAACAGGCCGTGACAATCAAGGGGAGCGGCCTGCCTGTACTTGTCCAAATGACGGCAGTTATACACATAAGGGTGACTGTCCAGAATATCTGTGGAAGCGCAAAGTTGGCCCTCAAGTCTACGATGCACCCGCCCAGTCATCTACGCCGCCACAGGATAGTCCGATACAGCTTCTAATAAACGCTTTGCGTGACCCACGCTGGCAAGAGGAATCAACGGATGCAGCGAGAGACATCGCAGACCGTGCAAGAAATGACGTGGAGAGGTATTTGCAGACACCCGCCCAGCCATCTACTACGGGAAGCGAGCGGGAATGATGGACCTTAGCAAGAAACGAGACACTGAACGATTGAGGGCGCTGAGGAACGCTGATGAAGCACTCTATGAGTTGTGGAAGAAGTGTTACATCAACGAACCTTTGATGGCTGCGCTAAATAATTTGCAAACGCATTTCATTCACGTAGAGATTCGCAAGTTGGCCACCAAGGAGCCGCAGCGATGAGCCACGAGCAACTTTACTACGACACGCTGAGAAGGATTACGAAATATATGACCACTGAGCGGCTTGAGCGTTGCGCCGAGAAAGAATACGGGGTTGGCTACCTTGAAGCATTAGAAATGGCCTACGACAATATGAGAGAAGAAGCCACGACTGCGCTATTCAGGAAACGCCGTCCTGCAACCGACGAGAGAAGGAGAACTTTAGATGGCTAGCTTTGAAGAGTGGTGGGCGACGCAAACAATGTACGCACGGTCTAGCTACCAATACGAACAATTGGCCCGTGACACCTGGGACGCCGCCACAACCGCAGCCAACACCCGCGCGGGAGACGCCAGCAACGAAGCCGAGAAAGACGCAAGGCGCAAGGTGGCCATTCAGCGAATACACATGGAAGCGATGGAGCGTGACGGCAATCTAGATGAGTTTTTGGCGGACGCCATCATCAAAGAAGCCCAAGGATGACACCGGAGTACATGAAGCGGTGGCGAAAGATGAATCCGGGCTACAACAAGGAAGCTACGGCCCGTAGCCGAGCGGGGAATTCATGCAAGATTCTCGGCGTGTCCATATGTAAAAAATGGTCGCAACTGCTAAGGAGTAAGCCAAAGACTAAAAATGACTCTGAATATCAGCGATAACTTCATTGCCCAGTCTGCCCACGTCGGCTGGGGCTACATCTTTGTGACCGCGCCGGCCATGCTGTTCCATGTTCGCTGGTGGTGGATTGCGCTGGCAGTGGTGGCGCTGACAGGCGCAAAGGAATATCTCGATGCTCACGGACTAGAGGACAAAGCTACAGCAGGGAACTCTTATGAGGACTGGTTTTTCTGGATAATTGGCACTTTGTTAGGGGTTGTCGTTCTGACTGTTTCTGGACAGGTTAAATTATGAAATGTTCACTTTGTGGCACAAGAGAAGACCAGTTTTTCAAAAGGTGCGAGAGTTGCCGGAAAAAATTAAACAATACGGTTCAGTCATGACTCCCCCAAATAACCCTTGACAACAGCAAGGGAGTTAAGTACACTTTAGACATGGAGACAACCCACATGCCCTTCGACCTTGCTGGCTGGAAACAACGGATGTCGCACAACTCTGAGACGTCGGAGCGTAACTCGTCAATGGATTCGGGTTGGTCTGTTACGACCGCGAATAACTGCCTTCGCACAGCTTGCATGTTATGGAGAGAACTTGCGGTAGCGATTGCAGCGACAGAAACCAAGCCAGAAGACTTCTTCGATAGGCCGGACCTAGTTGCGGTCCAGGAGGCCGCGCGTTCTGCAACGACGCCAGTTTCCGAATGGAAGAAGTCATGAAACCACCGATACAAGAGCAGGGTAAGGTTGTAGCTCAAGATTGTGGCACCTGTTCTGAGTCTTGGTATGTCATGTTTCCAGATGGTGGAATACGGGTGCTGGCCAAGAGGAAAGATGTAGAAAAGGCAGCGAAAGTATGGTTCAAAAAGCACGTAGAGGCAGGCAAAATCGGAATCGGTAGAATTGAGTGGAGAACATGAGCAGAAGCACAATTAGCACCTTTAAACTCTTTGAGATGTACCCCGACGAAGCCAGCGCGAGAACCTATCTCGAATCGCGGCTCTGGCCAAATGGCGTCACCTGCCCGGACTGCAAGAGCATGGAGCGCATCACTGTCCGCAAAGACGGCTACTACCGCTGCAACGCCTGCAAGCTGGACTTCACCGTGCGAACTGGAACTATCTTCGAGCGGTCGCATGTGCCACTGCACAAGTGGCTCTATGCCATGTACTTGCTTGTCACGGCCCGCAAGGGAATCTCCTCGATGCAATTGGCGAAGGAGATTGGAATCACTCAGAAATCCGCGTGGTTCGTTCTTCACCGTCTCCGTGAAGCGTGCGGCAAAGACTTGACCAAACTGCGCGGTTCTATCGAGATTGATGAGACTTTCGTCGGCGGTTTGGAGAGCAATAAACACAAAGGCGATAAACAGAATCTCGGACGTGGCTCCGTTGGAAAGACTCCAGTTCTCGGAATGCGCGAGCGCGGCGGTCGCACAAAGGCGATGCCTCTCAAGAGCGTGAGCATGGAGGAAGTTCAGAACGCCATTCACCGCAACATCGAAGTTGGCTCGACGCTCTTCACGGACGAGCACGGCGCGTATAACGACTTGGACGGTCTGTTCTTCAAGCAAGAGCGAGTTAACCACTCTGCGGGCGAGTACGTGCGCGGAGCGGCCACTACAAACAGCGTCGAAAGCGTTTGGGCAGTTCTCAAGCGCGGATTGCACGGCGTCTACCATCAAGTCAGCAAAAAGCATCTCGGTCGCTACGTCAACGAGTTTGCGTTTCGGCTGAACGAAGGCAACGTTGCCCGTCACACCACGGAACGGTTGGATTCGTTTGTGGATGCGGTCGCAGGGAAGCGGCTCACTCACGCGAGGCTCATCGCATGAGCGTGAAAAACTGGCATGACCCCGACCGTGTATTACTAGACCGCGTGACTGATGTTGTGCTCGCATACCGTCCTAAGCCCAAAACGAAAGCTGCCAAAAAACGTGCGCGACGAAAGAAGCGAAAAAAGAAAAGGGACTAATGTATATAATTCCCTTTATTAAAGGACCATCATTTTGTTTCTCGTGGAGCTAGGGATGGTGGAACTAAATTTTGGGGGAAAAGAGGATGGGGAAAATGGGGTGTGGGTAAGTCCAACTGATTGTTTCGGGCCAAGTGAAGGTTTGAAAAGGAGAAATATGAAGAGACTTGTAGTATTTGCAATGGCTGTGGTTTTAACAGGTTGTCCTAGCAACACGGCGTACCACTCGGCTGTGGTGGCCGAACATGATTTTGCCACTGGCGTTCAAGCGTTCCAGCAGGCTGAAATCAAGGAGTTCCAGGCCGGGCGGATCGACGGAGCGACCCATCAAAAGCTAGAGCGAGGGGTTGAACAGGTCGGCATCGCAGCGCAAGTTCTCGTAACCTCCCTCCAAAATACAGCCAGCAACACCACGGTAAAGCAGAACTTTGACACTGTGGCGACGGCCTTAAGCAGCTTAGTGACCGATGGCGTAGCGGGTATCAAGGATCCGACCACGGTTACGCTGCTCACGACTCTGATCAAGGCGGCTCAGGATATTCTCTCCAATGTAGCGAGCATCCTGTCAGTACCTGCTCCAACACCAATCCCAGTACCAGTAGCGACAAAAACAGTCACAGGAGGAAACTAAAATGGCGTCAGCAGCGGGAGCAATCGCAATTATCGGAGAACTAGCCAATCTGGAGCCTATCGCGTTCCAGTTGGTGCAATCGCTTATCGCTGGGCTGCAAGGTAAGTCAGACGCTGACGTTCTGGCCGGAGATGCTACCGACTGGGCAAGCATCGTGGCCACAGCCCATGCAGAGGCGCAAAAGACACCTTAATTTGCAGATTTACCACAAAATGTATCTTTTAGACACACACGCTTGACAGGTTGTTGTAGAATCCGCGCAGCAGGAGTTTTATCTCATGCGACTTGATGTTTTTGTGCACCAAGGAGATCCCGGCGACGCCAAGTTAGACCAGATCATTACCTTGCTTCAAGCCTTACAAATTCAGGAGGAAAAGATGGATGCAGACATTCAGGCCATTATCGACCAAGCTACAGCAAATGAAAGCGCAGAAAGCGCCGCAAACGCCGCATTGGTAGCCCTTTTTGCGAAATTGCAGGCGGCTATTGCTGCGACTCCGAGTTTGTCGGCAGCGGATCGCGCGACATTGCAGGCCAAAGTGACGGAAATGAACAGTTCCGCAGCGGCTCTTTCGGCTGCAATTGTGGCGAACACAGCGCCTTAAACGACTGTCTAGCCAACACTCCCGGAGAGGGCGGTGCGGGATGGCAACCCGTTCCGTTTTTACCGCCCTTTCATTGCCTCATCTTTTTGCCAGCGCTAACCGCTTCTATTTTTTTTAGCTCAAGCTCGTGGATGACTTGTTGCTGCGCGACGTGACGATCATAGACCTGCTGGGCGGCTTCGACCCTAGTCCAATCGCTTTGTTTCATGGTGTAGGCGTACAATTCTTTTAGTATGTTGACCTTATCTAGCAGAGCAAGAGTATATTCGCCGTCCACCAAAACGTGAATGCTATCCAGTTTTTTTACCGTAGCTGTAGTGGATTGCTCCAGCGTCTCAGCTACATGCTCTCTTTCCTTGCGGGCCCTTCGGGCATCCAGCCTATGCTCCAAGCCTAGATAGATGCCTCCTACGTATAACCCTACCTTCCATGCGGTATCCCAGTTCCAGTTGCTGAGCATTAGGGTTTAGGGGCCTCCGGTGGCGGTGGTATCGTTGAAGTTGTGGTGGACGTGGTAGATGTCAGATTGGGCGGCACTGGCTCCACACGGCTGCCTTTCAGAATACCAACAAGTGCCCCCGTAAAGGTACCAAAAGAGGCAACCAAAGTGATGACTGCTGGGGCGCCGGGGCCGAACTTAATCATCAGGTACAGAGCTACGCTCAAAAGAATCAACGACATAATAAATAGCGCGAAAATGTTCCCTCCGCTAGTCGCCAGCGAATTGAGGAACGCATTCCACTTCGGTAAGTGCTCGACAGGCGTTTCTTTATCGCTCACGCGCTGACCTCCGATTGAATCGTGATGCTGCATTCACCAAGTTCCATAGAGCCTTGCGCTTTCGTCCAAAAGTCATCAAAGGCCTGCCTACTATTGCCCACAAAATCAGGTCCTTGCGTCTCGCCTAAAAGCACGCATCCGCGCGTTTCGGATTCATAATTCCCAAAATGAATTTCGATATCGCTGCGCCCCGGTATCCCTTCAATCAGTGGCATAAGTCTATCAAAATGGGGCGACGGATAGGTAACCACGGAATAAGTGCCCCCGGGGATCGCACTGCCCGGCAAGCCATTTTTTATCGGAAGTTCAAGCGTATATGCCTCGAAAGCGGAATCCATAAATAGGAGTCCCCTAGTGGATGTGGGCGTGATGATTTCGCGTTTAAGTAGCAGTTTCACTGTGTTTTACGCGCTCGAAGCTGAGCACATACTCCTCCCCAAAGTTGAAATATTCCGCTACCTCTTCATCCATTTGCAGCACAATGCTTCCCGCTCGCCCTTCCTGCGTAGCCCTGAAAGAGATAATGAATCTTTCCTTCAATTCCGTCTTGCTGGTGCAGCGCACTACCCCTATGGCCTTACATATGCTATGTGTTACACTCCCGCCAAGATGAGCGTCCGGCGAAAATTGGTGAAGACTCCCTTGGGGGTTGTTGAATATCTGTGGCTAGAAGGCGGTCTTGTGCCCTTTGACGTGCTGATGCAGGAGTGGCGCGAGACATTATTTCAGACCTATCGCGTGCCCAATTACCCCAAAGCCAGGGAAGTAACACCGCGGACGAAAGAATCGTCGTACAGCTTGTCGTAGAGGCGCAAATCGTAGCTTGCGGGCTCCCATCTATCGTTATCTGTGTCTTTCCTACCACAAAATTAAGCCCGGTAATCGTCACTTTAGGCATCGGGAACAGGTCGATCTGCGTCGAGATGATGAAAGCTGGCGATGGAGCAGGAATGGGGGCGATAGGCAAGCCCTGAATCTGCAAGGCTACCGTGTTCGTTGTATTAGTGGCGGTGACGGTGAGGTTGACTTGCTCCAGCGTCACACCGGAGGGTATCGCACTGACATTGAAGGTGCACGTAGCACCGACAGCCAGCACCAGATTGGGCGTGCAGGCATTGGAACTGAGTGAGAAGTCGGCCAGCAACGCTCCGGTGATAGTGATGGGATTGGAGGCTACTAATGTGACCGATACGTTACCGTTGTTTGTAATAGTTCCTGTAACAGTTGGGCTGGTCTGCCCTTGCACGGTAGGTGACAAGATCAGCGGCCGGGGCGTGACAAGCAGGCTGGGAATCGATACAGCCGTTCCTGTGGCTGTCAGAGTAGCTAATACGCTGGCGGTGGTGGAAGAAAAGGTAGCAGTGGCGGATTCCGCTCCGATGATAGACGGCGTAACGATGATGGATTTCTGGCAAGTGCCACCCGGCGCCAAGATTAGCCCTGAAGTACACTGATTGGTTGGAACGCCTGACAGTGTAAAATCTCCCGCATTTGTTCCTGAGAACGTCGTTACCGGGGTTGACATGGTGATGCTGGTTGAACCGGTATTAGTGACTACGAAGGTCTCGATGGCGCTGGGAGTTCCTTGAGTCACATTGCCGAAGTTCCAGTTCGAGGGAGTTGCGCTCATAGAAGCCGTTCCAGCCGTCCCGGTGCCGGAAAGCCCTGCGGAGGCGGTAGTATTGGCTCCTACGGTGATTGTGGCGTTCTTGACGCCGGCAGAGGTGGGCGTAAAAACTCCAATTATTGTGCACGTGGCGCCCACAATGAGCGATTGACTGGGAGTACAAGTCCCCCCAGTGCGAGCGAATTGCGGGTCGCTGAAGGTGGCAATCGAAGCACTCAGTGTGGCTGTCGCGGTTGCGTTGCTGGTGACCGTCAGCGTTACCGGGGAACTGCCTGAGCCTACATTTACTGAGCCAAACGAGGCGGGATTAGGCGTAATGGCTAGACCTGGAGCTGGAGGCGTGTTTCCTGGATTCAGAGCTCCAATAGTCCACGGACCTGTGGATGGACGCGCTACACCGTTCTTATCTGCGTTTAATGCCGCGATTCCTAATGACGTGAGATTGAAGCCAGCATTTAGTGGAGGGCCTGCTTGGGGAACTCCCGTAACAGTATTTAAGTTCATTGGTGGCGATTGAATAGCCGGAGAATGCGAATCAGGAGTCAGTGGCGTAGCTTTCCACTGGGCATAGGTCAACTGATTTCCTGAGCCAGTTATGGTGAACAATTGCGAGCTCGGCAAGGGGCTGGCGTAGGCATTGTAATCCCATGTGCCTGTAGCGCCTTGCCCGGAAACGATATTCGGGCTGTTGGTATTGGCGTAAGTAATTGCGTTATTGCGCACGTCCACAGTGCCGGAGACTAGGAGCGGACTTCCATTTACGTTCGCGGTAGTCAGGTAAATCAATGAATTATTATAGAAGCCGATGGTCTTTACGTTCGTCCCGCCACTGGCGTTGTTGATGTTGTTGAACGAGCCATTGGACATATTACGGTTCGACTGAGTGATGAAAACGTTGTTGAAAATGTTCCCAGATACCGAACCTTCAGCGAAAATGTGCGCAGTGGTGTCCAGACCCCAGTCGCCGTCGAACAGGCTGTTGTACAAATTGAAGATCACCCGCCCGTCGAAAGCATTGGTGTAAGCGTGAAATCCATCGTGATGGAAATTGCAGGGGGTTGGGCAAACATCGTCCCAGTTCACCATCGAACCGAAATGCATATCGTGGATGGTGATTCCCAGGCTGGAATTATCTAACACTCCGACAGCGATGGCGTGATTGTCGTTGTAGCTGTCCTCGTTATAGATCGTAAGTGGTCCGTTATTCACGAACTCGGAAAGCATGGTGATTGACCAGTTGGCGTCATGGACCTTGCCGTCATGGATGCTGATGTTGGTGGAGCCGGTGAAGCTTCCTCCACTCAATCCTATTGCCCAAGGTTTTTCGTTGTTGCCGGAGTCGGGATGTTCGTCTGTAGTGGAAGTTCTGACATAGATGGGACCAACTTCTAGGTTTTTAATTTCTCCCTGATTGGTGCCACCGGCGTCAAGTCCGGGATTGTCTCCGTTCTGATTGGCCAGCACGGTGCCGTTGTTGTTCGTACCGATTTGCCCGTTACAGGTTATGCCAGACGGGATGCCACCTGCCGTAGTTCCGCAGGCCACTCCACCGTCGATGATCCACCAAGCGTTCCCGTTCAGGGTCATGCAGGCCGAGCCGCCGCCAGCGCCGCAAAAAGCCTGCATTAGTTTCGCTCCCGTCTCGAAAAACATCGTAATCGGGTGACCGCTAGTGCCGCTGCCCTGCCAGGAAAGGCTAGTGGTGATCGTTCCGCAAAGATGCACAGTGGTATCCGGCCCGATCTGCACTCCTGTAGGTGTTCCTGACCAGTTACCTCCGGTGTTAAAATAGGTAACCGGCTTGGCGTGAGTGCAATCGGTTAGGCCGCTCTGGTCGCCAGCGCCGGATTGTGAAATATAGACAAGGTTGGAGGCTTGCGCTTTAGAGCCCCAGAGGGTTACAAGTGTGAGTAATAGGATGATTTTTTTCATTCAGTCTTTCACGGTCCAACCAAAAATCCGCCGATTTGCGAAGTGACACTTCCCCCTGGAGCGGAAAAAGCCACAATGATTCCCCCACCTTCATTAAAGGCCACGGAAGAGGTCAGGCTTGCTGTGGCTGTGGTAGCGGAAGTTTGAATTAAATCCATAATAATGGTGCAGCCGTCATCAGGTCTGAGCGTAAATCCTCCGCCAGGACTGGAATAAACCGTTGAATTGGAATCTTCGTTGGCGAACATAGCGACCACCAAATTATTCGTGGTGGCGGGAGTTATCGGGCCGACCGATGGCGTGGTGGTATTGGTATTTATGTTGATGGACGCCGGGGTGCCTGTAACTCCGGTAACGCCGGAATATTCAGCCACAATGGTCTGATAAAAGTTAGCGCTTCCCAGAGTTACGGTGTTGGCCCCGCCAAAACAGTTCAGCGCGTACCAAAAAACATAATTTCCCTGCGAAGGAACGCCCAAGAAAGCGATGGCTGAGACCCAGGTATTGCCTTGTGTGTCGCTAACCGTATGAGCTGTCGCAGTGGTCATGCGCGAGACTAGAATGAGCAGATTCCCAGCAGTGTTGTTGGAGCCAAAAGTCACCGAAGGCGAAGTGGTTCCCACGCTGTTGGCCGATTGCACGAAAGCAATCCCTGTAGCCTTGGCTGTAGGCGCCAATCCCGCAAGGAGAGCTGCCGCGCCAACTAGGTGACCTGTAAATTTTCTGCGGTTGATCTTCATCTAGCGCACCACGCGCCAATTTAGAGTCACCGCGCTAGGAGTAATTGACGATGCTGTATTGTTACAAACTTTTATGTTGATCGTGTTCGTAGTAGGCCATTTGATGATGGTCAGCATTCCGCTTGCAGATGGAGAATAGCCGGTAAGTGAAGTAGGATCGGCATTGAAATCGGCCATGAGGTTATCTGTGGTAGCTGTTCCGGTGGCCGCTGCAGTCACCACCGTGGCGCAGGTTCCCGAAGAAATAGCGCTGGTCCCAAGGGCAGCGGTGCCATTAGCAATCGTAACGGTATAAGCCTGACACCCCGTGGCGTTGCCACTGGCCAGAACTCCGCGCGGAGCTTGTCCGCTGGAACAAAGCGTGGGCGTGGAAGCCAAGGCCGTGGCTGTCGCGGCGTTTCCAGAAGTGCTTTGGTTAAGCGTAGCCACGCGGGCTGCGGCTAAAGTTCCAGTGCTAATGTTGGAAGCATTGGTGGTGTCTACCGTGGCTGACGGAGCAAAAGTGGTTCCATTGGTTTTGGTAATAGTCAGGGCCAGCGTTCCGTTAGTGGTGCCATCTCCGCTAAAATCTCCATTGGTGATCGAGGCCACACCAGAAAACTTAGCAAGATTGCCGCTGACTGGCGTGCCGGTTACGGAGACGGTTCCCGCTCCTGCGGTAGCATTATCTTTCGTCACATAATTGGCATTGTCGCTGACGAAACAAACAGAATTGTTCTGCGTCAATGCATAAGTAGCGCCACCGTTGACTGTTGAAGTCGTGGGCGTGAAAGTTACGGTTCCTGCTCCGCGATTCTCGGTGCAGAAATAAAAATTACTGGCAAAGTTGGTTGAACCGGCTTGAGGCACAGTGACCGCTACGGGCGAGGCGTTGGTGTATTGAATGAACTTTCCGCGGTCTGTGAGCACAATGGTGTCGCTGGTGCCGACTACGAAGCGGGGAACTACGCCACCAGGCTGCAAACTTGGAGCAGTAGCTACTCCACCAGAGGCAATAGAAACGTAATTTTGTGGTACGCCGTTGAGCGTTGTGGCTCCAGCTAAGCGTGTAGCCGCTCCCGCCGCTCCTCCATAAATGATGTCTCCCAGCGTGGTCATAGGATTGGCAAAGCCCGGTGTACTGGCTACGCTGCCGCCTGTTAGGTCACCGGGAGGCGAGACGTATCCAATCGTGCCCGCGCCAGCGTTGGCAGTAATCACCAGAAAATTGGTATTGCTGGGCGTGATTGCCGAACTGCCGGTATCGTGCAATTGTCCGCTAGTGGAAACAATGGCGTAATCGTTCACCACCGATTGATTGTCGAAAGTCGCCGCACAAGTGATGAGCTTGCAGATAAGAACGTTTCCGGTGGTTCCCGCGACAGCCTGAGCAAAGCCTAGAATTCCCGTGGTAGCGTTTGCGCCGCAGACCACCGCTAACCCTGTACCATCATTGCAGACGACCCTATTTAATATGGTGCCTGTCGAAGCGTTATTGGCGCGTTCGTTGACGATGCCTCCCGCAGCGACGTTCAAGCCATGGGTGCAGCGCACTGGGTTAACCGCATCATCCGAGCAGGTCGAGTCTACGAGCGTGAGCCCCGGACCTGTACCTTTGGGTATGACGTTTAAGGACGATGCATTACCGCCACCGCTGGCACCGCTTCCCGCACCTCCGGTAGTTGTGTAGTTGGACCCATCGCTGATGAAAGTTACGTTCTGGCCGGTGGTAAGTAACACGGAATTACCAGTGCCATTGATGGTCGAGGTTGAAGTAATTGTTACGTTGCTGGTGCCGATATTCTTAGCTAGGAATCTTTGCCCAGCCCCAAATCCGGGAGTAGTAGCGGGCGGCAACGTGACCGAGACTGGCGCTGAATTGCTGAACGTAACGAGGAAGACCACATCGGTAGCGGCGAAGGTGTAGCTTGTCCCGGTTTGAGGATTAGTGCCTGCCAGCATTTCCGACACGTTCTGCGCGTAAGTCGGAAAACTAAGCAGAGAAAATAGTGTAAAACATGCTAAAATGCGGCTGAAATTCACTAGTCCATTAGAGGTGGACCAATGAAACGCCGCGTGAAACGACACACGGTTTCTCAGCCGCTCGACAAGCCTTACCGATTTATCCCACTGACGCAAGGCCAAAACGCAATTGTAGATGTGGAAGATTTTGAATATCTTTCGCAATGGAACTGGTGTGCTGTTCGTACTCATACAAGTAGAAAGTTTTATGCCCTCCGCTGTAAGCAGGGGATTCGTATGCATCGTTTTATACTTGACTGCAAACCGGAAGAAGAAGGCGACCACAAAAATGGTGATGGCCTCGATAATCGAAGAGAGAATTTGCGAAAATGTACGGTTGCACAAAATGCCTGGAACAGGAAAATTCGCAAAACCAATATTTCTGGGTATAAAGGAATTTCTTTTCACAAAGAATTTGGACCTAAACCGTGGGAGGCCTCGCTCGGTTTTAAGGGTCGCCATATTTATATCGGACTCTTTTCCACTAGAGAAGAAGCGGCCCATGCATACGATAAAGCTGCTAAACAATTTCATGGAGAATTCGCTCACTTAAACTTCCCTCAATTGTGACTCGATTGGCAGTCCAATTCTTGATACGTAGAGACCATGGCCCCGTTCGATGTGCCGTTAGCGATCACCACCGTGATCGAACTGGAAGAAGTCTTCGCAACGCTGTCGATATACGGGAATTGCGTAGAAGTTATCCCTTGGCAGACCACCGCATAGTTGGTGTCCGTGTACGGCGCTGGCAAATTGATGGTGGTGGAGCATTTAGCGTAGGAAGCTCCGCTGGTGCTGCAAGGCGTGCCGGTGATGTTGCAGCCGGAAGGGCAAAAGGTGAAGTTCTGGACGTTTACAGGGATGGAAGGGCAATTCGCCGTTGTCGCAGACCCTCCACCCACGTTGTCCGTACACAGAAACTTGGAATTGCCTGTCACCGTTCCCGCAGTGAGCAACTTGGTCCCAGTTCCTTGCGTGCCTATCTGTGTTGTTCCGCCATTCAGTGTGAAACTGGTATTGGCGGTCAGAGCCGTAAATACTCCGGTAGTTGGAGTTAATGAGCCAATGGGGCAGGGAGCAGCCCAGTAACAACCACCCAAGAGTGAGGCATTCAAATTGGGCACTACCGTAGTGGAAGTAACAACAAAGGGCGCTGTGCCAGTCGCTAGCGTGCTGGTGATCTGTCCTGAGAAGGTCCCAGTGGTAGCGAGGAAGCCGCCAGAGAAGTTTGGTAGCCCGGAGAAGATAGGCCCGCCTGACCATGTTCCGGTTAGACTTCCACCACCAGACAGGAAATTAGGTCCTGTGCTTGTAAAGCCGACATTCATCGAAACCGGGCCGTTGAATGTCGAGTTATTTTGCCATTGATTAGTTCCGGTCCAAGTATTCGCTGAGGCTAAAAGACTTGTGCTAGAGGCTGCAATGTTGTCGATAGACCATATCTGCGAGCCGAGCGAGTTCTGCAGGACAAATTTGTAGGCGTTCGCGCCAAGGAAGATGCCGCAACTACTTGAGCCTGCCGTCCCAGCGGGGCGCCCTCCGGCGTCCATGATAATTGGATTTTGATTGAGCACCGTGCCGAGCGCATCACAATAGGTTGCTTGTTGGACGCTGGTGCCGCTCTGATAAGTCCAGAGTTTCCCACCAGCAAGAGGTTTACCTGTGTTATCAAGGAATTGCGGCCTCACAAAGGGATAAGGCGAGACTTGCGCATTGGCAGACACGCCCAGCAGCACAAAAATTATACTAAGTATTACTAGACGGGCCGCTGTTTTTAGGCTTAGAGTCAGTGCCGTGCTAGAAGCTATCGTCATTGCGTTGGCTGGTGCATTGACCATTAATTGGTTCATTGGTTTTCTTGACCACCGTTCTGCGCAGCATTGGCGCCAGCGCCGAGAGCAGCGGAATAAGCAGAAATCCGATTCATAGCTCCGGGCAGAGAAACACCCTTTCTGGCAAGTGCAATCGCTATCCGTGATTTGACCAATGGATTGTCTAAAACGCCTTTCATCATTCCCACTACGGCTGCGGCTCCCGTGCTTCCAGTAACTGCTTTAGCCGCGCCAGCCATGATCGGTGTGCCGATTCCGATGACTTGGTGATTGCCAATCCGATTGACCGCTTTTTCAAGGACTCCATCTAAGTCAATGAGTTTTGAATCTTGAGCATTGAGGTCCTTGATTTCAGGGAATTGGTTTACCAGTTCTTCCTTGATGCCGCGCGCTAGAGCTTTCTGGGCTTCTACCGCTGCGGGCTTGAGCGTTCCATAGGCAGCATTCTTTAATTGCTGATAGGTTCCTTGCTTCAGTGCTTGCGCTTGACTGGCAGGGATTTCATTTGGCTGACTTTGTAGAAACTCATTCCCTGATTCAGAAATAGCGTTGAGGTCCGATGCTGGATTGACCTGCGTGCTGAATTTCTGGGTGGTGTCTCCAAGGCGCGAAGCAACTTTGAACTTATTGACAGTCACACCTTGCTGAATTGTTCCGTCTGGACGCCTCACCAATTGATTAGCGCCATTATCAATGGTGGTTTTGATCTTGTCGTTCAAGTCGTCAATCAGGCTGCCGATTTTCTCCAACCCCCCGGCACTCACAGGAATAGAGTTCTGCAATCCTGTTTGAATCATGGTATTCGCGCGAGCCTGTGGAATTGTTGTGGATGGCTTCAAAGCGGTGCGATAGAGATATTCGGGAACGCCCTTAGGAACTAGGCTTTTAGCTGCCGCAGTTCCACCTTTGAGAGCCGCGCCGCCGATTTCTCCCGCTGCCACGTTTCCAGTGCCGAGGCCTAGCGCTTCAGGAAGGACGCTCTTGATTCCTTCCCAGCTTGGCCGGGTTGCGGGATTGGCATAGGTATCTAGCGCATCGTTTACCGATTTTCCGATATTGTTGACGGTATCCACGGGATGAAGGATGGCCGAACCTATTGCTGCTGGGGCACCTATAACCGCTCCTCCAACATTGGAGAGAAATCGTAATGCAGGGTTTTGTGTGGTTTGGTCTACAGCAGTCAATTTCTGATATGTCGAAGGCTCAGCGGACGAAGGACCATTATCGGCAAACCAATCTCCACTGCTAGTGGCAGCATTTGCCGGAGCGTTTTGTGAAAACCAATCTACTTGTGGTCCAGCACTCATTGAACGATTACCGCTCCTTTGGATTTGTAGTGATCCACTTGATCGGCTGGCACTTCTTTAATTTGCCCAGTAGGAGACTTCATTTTTACTGCTCCTCCTGTAGTCGTGCGAGACGCTGCCGTGCCCCCGCCATACATATTTTTCAAAATGGGATTGCTGCCGATGCGTGCGTCTTGCTGCGAACCCACGCCAGCGCGAGCGGCATCAATAGAGGCTTTGAATTGTTCCGGGCTTTGCGCGTGACTAAAGGTCTGCATGAACTGTAACCGCGAAGTATCCGTGCCGACTCCACCGCCCACAACTTTGGCGTAATCGTCAGCGGCCGCGAGAGCCGTCTGCATGAATCCCGCCATGCCAGGGCCGCCGCCGTGATAACTCAGGTAGTCTCCAATGGTGTTGAACAGAGGGATTTTACGAGCTGCGCTTGGCAATTTCTTATATTGCGCTTCCAACTGATCGAGCGTACCGCCCTTGTTCGTGAGTGAATTGGCGGAGCCAAAGAAAGCCACGTTAGCCGGAGCCTTCGCGACGTTGAAGTCTGCATCGGCTTTTTCTGCGCTATAGGTCGGATCATATTTGAGTGCAGCTTTGTTGGCCTGCACAAGAAATGATGGATTACTGCGAGCCGCAATTTCAGAAGGCGCCACAATGCGTTGAGCCAACATCTTCCCGGCATCTTCCGCGCTGCCATTTTTGATGGCTTGCTGAATCGCCGCGGAGTTGGCCGCTTCCCGCGCCTTGAATTGCAGTACTTGAGGGCTGGTTTCCTTTTCTAGACTCCCGAGCTGCGTAGATGCATCCGTCAGCGCCTTTTTAGCGCCCTCAAGATCGCCCCGGCCCAGTGCGGAGTTCACCATTACTTTGGTGCGGGCATTTAGAGCCGCGTTGGGGCCTGTCGGTGGCGCGATTTGGTCAATGGCGGTGTCGAAGGTTCCCGGCTGCGCACCGCTTATCATTTTTGCCTGAACGCCCTTGATGGTGGATTCGGCTTGCTCACCAGGGAGTTTGGCCTGGGATTCTGCCGCCTTGCCGCTCGCTTCCGCTGTCTCCGCTTGAGCTTTGACTTCCGCGATGGCAGCTTTGTGACCCATGGCCATTTTGCGGAGAGCATCGAATTGCTGCGGGTTCTGATAATTTACCGCTTGAGCTTCCTGCGGCGTTGCCCAACCCTTCTGTACCGCGTTTGCCTTGGCCTGTTCCAGAAGAACAGCCCTCTGCTCTTCTGGCGCTTTCGCTACATCGTCTAAGGCTTGAGTCCAATGATCGGCCTTCATGTCTGCGAGCGTTAATTGGCTTTCGTTCAATCCGGTCAAATCCTTTTGCTGGTTGATAAACGCAGACTTTAGAGCTATCGCAGATTGCCCCGAGCCGCCATGTTTCAAAACTAGACTTGGGATAGCCATCAAATCCTTTCCATCCCAATCCTGCATCGTTTTGGTTAGGGCGTCTTGGTCAGCCATCTGACGCCGTTGTAATTCGATCTGCTGTTGCTGCTGCACTAATTGACCGGGTTGAAGGGCGTTTTGCCCGCGCATGTTCTGGATGCCCGCAGCATTGGCTTGCATGGTCTGGTAGTCAGTAATTTTCGGCTGCTGGCCCATCAGGGCGACAAGCGGGATTCCCATTTTAGCCCTGTCCTCCAACTGGGAATTTATCTGAGAGATACCCGCCCAGATTGTTTACTGCTCCACCGAGAGCCCCTTGCCAGGCGTTCGCACTTCCGATATATCCACTGGCTGTCGCTGCACCCTGATTCTGAATCGCTGAGCCGTATTGCTGCGCTTCGTTGGCGTTGATGCCTGCGACGTTGCTTGCTCCAGATTGCAGCATCCCGCCTAGCGAGCTTCCTGCTTGCAACCCTTGCCCCGAAAGCCCAGACAGACGGCTATAAAGATTGTTGTTATTTGTGTTGAAGTTCTGCTGATTCGTCTGATAAGTCCCCAGAGCGCGGTTATAGACATTGCCGTATTCATTGGAAGCGGAATTTTGCGCGTAATCATTGATGTTTTTCGCGGTGCCGGTGGAAAGTAATCCTCCTCGGGATGCCGCAGAGTTCTGCAAGGCACTGAGTCCTTGCGAAAGTCTGAATTGATAGCCTGGATCGTTTTGTTCCGTGACTCCCGTAGGCGCGGTGAAGTCTCCGTAGCCTTGCGTGAGTTGTCCGCCCGGCTGCAAGAGTTGCGAAAGATTTGAGACGGCTCCTTGGCCCGCCGTGGCGTAGGGACTAAGCAGTCCGGTTTGCTGGCCGGCAATTTGTTTCTGGTAAGTGTTGGAAGCCGCGCCTTGATTCGCGGCATTGTTGGCCGCTTGACCAGAAGCCCCAGCTTGAGCAGCAGCAGCATCTTTAGCCGCGCCACTGCCAAGGATTCCGCCTAAGATGGAACCTACTCCTCCGATGATAGGAGCCAGAAAACTCACATCCACGCTACTTTCTTCCAAACATTTGGAGCGATGCACCCATAAACGAAACTGTGATCGAAAGCCATGTCGCCGGGAACTCCAGGAGACGTTAAAGTCGCTGGCACATCCACGATTTGCGGCGCCTGATTAATTAGCACGCCAACTTTTTGCAGCCATTGGGTATGCGGTCTCGCTATTCCGCTGCCTTGCGGGTTATCTTCCACAAACTTGGTGCGAGTATCGAAGGGCGATAAGCGAGGGAATTTATTTTGCGCCATCAGGCCCCCACTTCCAAAAATGCTGAATTAAGTCGATAGGGCACAGGATCGCTGCCGGAAAATTCATATACCCGGTCTCTTGGAAACCCCAGTCTTCGCCACATCACCCGCTTGGCAAACTCCCCGCCTTTTCCCATGCTTTGTGAATATTCGTTGCTGAAGGAATGCGCTCCATCATCGCTCCAGCGCAGATTAATCTGTGGAGCGCGAGAAACGTTTTCCTTGAAATTGGTTTGCAGCACTCCCACGTTATCGACTTGCAGAATCCAGCGAGCTTTGCCGGAAGAAAGCGTGTAGCTCTGCGGATAAGACCCTAGTCCTGTGGGGATAGCGGAAAGTATTCCCGCAGCATCAATCTGTACCTGCCAGGAAGTCGTGCCGGTAGTATCGTTAATGAAAATGTTTCCTGCTGGAATAGTGCTCGGAACAGGGGCTGGAATTGGGGATATTTGGAGCTGGCCGGGGGCAAATGTGAATACTCCTGCCAGCATGGTTGGGAACTGTTCCGTGCCTGAAAATAACTGCGTCCCTGTTATGAAGAAACCCGCTGGGTAAGCCTCCACTCCACCGTTAAATGCGGCGTTACCAAAAAGCAGGCGAGTTGTGGTAGGCACCCCATTGATAATTATCGGAGATGCATCAAGCCAAAAGAGCACGCCAACAGCAAATCCAGTAGGCGTCGGATTCACTGGAATCGTGAAGGAAGCGCTCAAGGAATTATAATTGAGCGTGTAATTCATGTTCGCGCCGGATACGGTAGCTGTGAGTGAGTTTGCAATTGGAGTTGAGATAGCAGTGGTGGTCAAATCTCCCGCATCGGTGACTCCCAAGGCCCAGACAACGCCTGTCGGATCGGCTAAATAGAGTGTGGTGGGCGCTTCTGTCGAAGGTAGCGGGGGCATCGGCCCCAACCCACTTTCGAGATACAGTTGCAATTGGTGGTGCGCCTGTTTTTTCTGATCCTTGGAGAGATGCGGAATCCTGCGTACTCTGCGAATGGGGTTGCCATCATCGTCCGCAAACAACCAAACCCCGTTGGAGTACACCGGAATAGCCATCTGATAAATCGTGTCGCTGCCCCAGTCGCCCACCAGATGTTTTCCGAAGACGAAGACATGAACTTGGCTTTTGTGCGCGATAAAGGTCCCGGTCGCGAGGTTCCAGTACCCGACTTCATGCCACATATTGGTGGCCACGTCGAAGCGCCAAGTCGCATTCGCGGTAGGGAAGTACAGTTGGTAGAAATAGTGCCCATCCATCTGGAAGCTGAAGCCGATAGCGTCATCAATCCGCGCATAGCCTTGCATGGCGTATTCGATAGCGTGGTTGCTGACTCGACTGGGTGTGTAGCCTTGCGCCCGCCAAACCACTGCCGAGCCGCGGGAGTCCGCGCCCAGCCAGAAAATGGTGTTGTCTAGTTGGGCTGGTGAGAATCTGGCGGCCAGCCCTTGCTCGATAAACCCACCGGGAACAACGTCAAAGGGGAAGACGTTGCCGGAGTCATAGTAAACAACAGCTCTGGTGGCACTCCAGAACCACACTTCCCGATGGTCAACCAGCATTCCCAATAAGTTGTCTGGAAAAACAGAAACGAGAGAGGCTCCATTGGTAGTCCAGTCCGTGGCATCGAGAGGAGCGGAGACGTAAAAGGTATTAGAGCTGGCGATCAGCGCGAGAAAGAATCCATCGCAGTAACCCACTAAAGAGACAGCGCCGGAGAACGTTGCTCCGCCAATCGCGGTAAGAGTGTTGGCGTTTAAATCGTAGACATAAGCCGTGCCGGCCGAGGCTAGTAAAAGTTGCTGAGCACTTCCGGCAAAGGAAACCAAGAATCCGTCATTGCCCACCGCGCCAAGTGAGTTTGAAGTTCCGTTGGCGAAGATTTCAAATAAAGTGCCCTCGGCCACAGCGAAGGCCCTGGTGCCGTTGGGCGTATCAATCCGAAACTCGCCGCGCACGCTCATCCTTGCACCATAGTGACAATGGCCATGACTGTTTGAGCGTTGCCGATTCCCGATATAGCCGAATAATTCCAGGATGGGGCATAAGTTCCTGCTGGAGAAGTAATCAGGAAATTATTGGTCCCATACGGGGCGACAATAACATTGGCGAAATTGACCACTATAAATTCGGCGCATTGGATATAAGTGCCTGCGGGAACAAATGCCGGAATTGCCGTGGTGTTGATGGTGGCGATAGCAACAATCACCCGGTTCCCTGTGGTGGTCACAGAAAGCCCGCCAGGATTTGTGGCTGCCAATGCGCTGGTTATCGAAGAGTGCGATTCAATGGAAGCGCAATGCGTAAATCCCACCAGGGAAGCGAAGGCCAGGCCGTCGTAGCCAGAAGGCGAACGGGCACGGTTGAAATTTATGGTTACTCCATACGCCGGAGGTGTAGAAGGCGTTCCGGCTGGAATAGTTACCGCCCATAACTGGAAATTGAAAAGAGTCCGCCCAGTCACAGCTTGCTGATAGGGTGTAGGGGGAACGATGGACGTATAAGCATTGCCCAAAAGATCAGTTACTGAAGTAACCTGGCGCGGTTGTGTGCCATCGACAGGGCCGTCCCATTCCGTGGTGATAGGCAGCAAAATGGTGCATGGGCCAGCAAGAAAATTGAGTTCTGGGTCGGTTAAAATTACTGATGTAAGTGTGGATGCTCCGGCGAGCATACTGCCAGTGCCAAACGCTATAGAAGGCTGTGCTGGAGGTGGAACAGGAGGAACAAGGCTAAGAAACTTCTTCAGGCCAGGGCTGGGGTAAAGTACGACATCTGAATTGCCGTCGCCGGATTCAATCCTTTCGGGATAGAGATTCACGGTTCTCTGCGCGTCAGCGTTAACCGATTGGCTGGTGTAGCTGCCTCCTGCCAATTTCACCCGGCTCATCCGCGCACCTGTATCAGTGATACAATGGGAGCATGGAAACGTGGAAACCAGTTCTTGGATATGAAGGCATATATGAAGCCAGCGATTGGGGAAGAATCAAAAGCCTCAAGAAAATACCTCATCGAATACTTCGACCGGGGCCGCATACCGGTGGCTATCAAATGGTCGGGCTTAACAATCGCATAAAAACAATGCGCACAGTTCATCGAATAGTGTGCGCCGCTTTCTTTGGCCCAATTCCAGAGGGCATGGAAATAAACCACAAAAACGGTAATAAAAAAGATAATCGCTTGAGTAATCTTGAGTTGGTGACACCCTGTGAAAACACGCTTCACAGCATTCGCGTGTTGGGGAACCGCCCTGGAAATAGAAGCAAAGGGGAAGCGCACCACCATGCAGCATTCACTGAGAAAGAAGTTTTGTGGATTCGTGGTGCAACGGACATCCATTCTTACGCCGCAATCGCTAGACACTTCGGTGTATCCAGAAGTGCTATTGCGCATATTGTTAAACGTAGAAGTTGGACGCATATCTAGCGTTGCCCCCAGATATTGTCCGCGAACCCGTTATACCAGCCACCTCGGCCCGTCAGTGCCGGATCGCAGAATGCCTGAATGATCGGCATGTTCATGCTTTTTACCCGTGCGAGTGAATCGACAGCCAGTTGCTGCACATCGGCTACGGTAATGCTGGCGTATTCGCCGGGCATTTCCGCAATCAGCCGAACGGCTAAGTTGTAGCGCAGCGCCTCTCGATAGCCAGGAGGGAAAGCCACATCGGTTACCAGGTCGGGGAAACTGTTGAGCGCTTGCCAAACGTAAAAACGCAGATTGGAAACCGTGTTGGGCGTGTATTGCACACTGATGTTGCGCAGCGGATAATTGCCATCGTCATACACACCTAGAGGTAATGTGGTGGAAATTCCTGTTTTTACCGGCTGACTCTGCCAATCCCAATCGGTGAAGTAGGGAATCGGGATTTCGAGTGGCTGACTGGGATTGGTAAGTGAAACGACGCTTACACGGTCTACTTTTGCTGGACGAACAGCATTGAAATCTCCACCAGGACCGTAGGTATAGACCTGTTTGCTGGGAGCTAGCGGATACTCTTGAATCTGAATGCTGAAAACCATCAACCGCTCGGCTTGCCAACTGTCAAACATATCGTTGGCGCACACCAATGCGTCGTTGGCTTCGGCAGCGGTGGGGGTCTCGCCACTCGCCAAAGCTCCAATGAGGCGCATGGCGCTGGAAATTACGTCGAGACCGGTCATGAGAGCCTTTTAAGTAGTCGCCTGATTCCCCGCTTTGGCAGCATCGGCAGCAGCTTTGGCCTTGGCATCCGCAGCAGCCTTGTCAGCATCGGCCTTGGCTTTCGCGTCGGCAGCAGCCTTAGCTTCTGCAGCCTTTTTAGCTGAGGGGGAATTGGCAGCTAGCTGCTTGGCGAGATCGGTTTCGGCTTTGAGCTTGTCCTGCTCGTATTTCTCATCAAGCTTTTTCTTGTCTTCATCGGCCTTGGCGCGGAGTTCGTTGACTTTCTTGATGTGCTCGGCCTTGGCTTTTTCGGGATGAATCTCCCAGCCTTCGCCCAGTTCTTTCTCTTCTCCAGGCGTTTCGACCAGCTTCGGACCATGTTCCGCGTGATACAGCCACTTCGGATATTCGGTAGATGTCGCCATTCAATCTCTCCTTTAGGTGATGCTGGTAACGTTTGAGGCCAAGACCTGCCAAACTCCGTTGAAAGCGCGAAGCAGTATCCCGCTACCTCGGAAAGCTTTGAAAGTAGCGACCGCAGCCAGAGCCGCTCCGTTGGCGAATAAAGACGATGTGGTAATGGTGTGCGCGTTGGCGGTGTCGGAATAAATAGCGATGCTTAGGTTGTCATCCACTCCAGCAGTCGGAGCGGCCAAAGTGATAGCATCCACGCCCGCCGTCTTGACGATGTAATTGCCATTCACATGCGGGTTGATTACATCTGCCGAGCCAGTCAATAAAATAGGCAACCCTTGCAAAGCATCGCCATCGGTTATTTGCTGAATCACGTCTGCGGTTACTGCGCCTTGGCTTGTGATACCTCTTGCCATCGTTGCTCCTTATTGAAAACGAGAGGCAGTGCTGTCCAAGCCACTGCCCAGGTTGAAAACTAGCTGAGTACCACTACTCCAGCGGAGCCTCCGGTGCTCAATACTTGCCAGACACCGTTGCAGGCTCGCAGCTTGACGTAAGCTCCACGGAAAGCAGGGAAAGTGATAATCGTCTTCAGTGCCAAGCCGGAAGCAATGATGGCGCTGGGAGCAGTGAGCGTGTGGGCGTTGGTGGTGTCGGAAATGACTTCAATGATGTTTCCTTCCGCAGAAGCCGGAGGAACGGCCAAGGTCATGGCATCCACACCAGCCGTTTTCACCACGTAAAAGCCCGGTGAAGTGGCGTCTATAGCGTCCGTGGCGCCGATCAGGTTGATGCCTTCCTGCACGGAGCGTCCGAGAATCTGCTTGGCGAACATCGCTTGCAGACCATAGTAAATGTTGGGGCTGAAGTCGCCAGGCAAGCCAATTAGCACCAAGGCTCCGTTGACGTGAGGTTGTGATGCGCTGCTGTTATAGCCGCGCACCACAGGAACGGCAGTGCCAGCCGGAGATGCCGCAACTAGAAAAAATTCCTGGTCGATGAGCAGCCAAGTGATTCCCGCGCCGGTTTGACCGTTTCCCGCAGTTACGCCGGTAACGCTGGTCAAGCCAATGGTGGTATCGAGGTTAGTAACTGCCCCTGAAAGAGTGGTAGTCGTGATCGCCATGTTTTCTCCTTAGCTCGCAATCCGTGTGGCCAACTCTTGATACGTGGTTGCCCAGCCACCGAGAACGTCGATACGCAGCACTCCTCGATCGAGATTCCCATCGTAGAATTGAGTTACGCGCATGGACACCTTGGTGTCGGGGTCCATTTCGCGGTAAAACTTCCCGCCCTGCCCTTCGTATTCCGGCAAATCCACGGTGGCGAAGGTAAATGCATCGGGATGGAAAGCGAGGCCGCGCGGGGAAGCGAGATTGGCGTTGCCAGTGCCGTTTACGGTAATGGCCGCATTGGCTGCCGGGCCTGCGGTCACGTTCTGTAAAGCGGTATTAGTACCGTCCGCGTTGGGTGGAACGATAGCTGGGGAAATGTTGATAGTGCCGTTACCCGAACCGTCAGAAGAGAAGTCCGAAGTGAGTACGAAGTCGCGGAGGCGACCGTAAGACTGGCGATTCTGCGGATTGACGCCAAAGACGCCGGCAAACTGAATCACATCGCCCTTCTTCAAGCGCAAGACAGCGGCAGCGGTCCAACCGGTGGTCACGATGGCCGAGCCCACCTGTCCAGCGGTGGCGTTGACAGTTGGGGTACCCCCCAAAGGCCCGATGGTTTGCAGACCAACGTTTTGGTCCATGAACCAATCAAATCCGACCGTTTGCTCGGTAATCATGCCCTTGGTGTACTGCTTGGAGAGCCTAACTTGCGGATTGAACAACCCTTGGAGGTTCTGCACGATAGTGGCGTTCATGTCGGGGCTGATCATCAGCTTCCGACCACCCAAAGGAGCGGCTTCCTTGGACATCAAAGAACCAGCCGCCAGATACACGCTGGTATTCGCCGGAATCGTTCCCGGTGTACCAACCTCGTTGGCGATAGTCTTGAATAGCTGGAGACCGTCGTAGTCGATTTCGTTAGCCATCGAGAGCATGAATGGGTTGACGAAACGCTTCGAGAAGTCATCCACATTCAGCTTCATATCGGAGGAAGTAATGGCGAAGGAACGCTGATATTGCTTGTTGATGATTACCGGAACGGATTGCTCAGTCAGGTCTTGCAGGATGAGGGCTTGGCCGTTAGCGTTTACCGCGCGGACAGGCTTTCTGACGTTGAGGGTGTTGCCAATTTTGAAGCCAGTCTTACCGAATTGATCGTCGTAATCTCGGTTGACGTTGCGCGTGAAGGTGAGTTCGTTTTCAAGTACCCGCAGAGCTTCGCGGGTCACCATACCGATGGTTAAATAGGTGTTGGCCAAGTCAGCCTCCTTTCGAATTTAGGAAACGATGCTTCTTTCGCCGTTTCCTAGTTCGGCAGGAGTTTCGGGGCGGAACCGCCCCACGGAAGGTTCGCTGGGCCTTAAACCAGCGAGCTTTGGAGTGCTAGGCACCCAACAGGTTTACAGAAATTGCTGTATTGACTACTAATCTCCTTTTAACCACATGTCAAGCACAAATGATGCTAAAAAGACACACTTAGCTGATTTTGCCCGCTTGCCTCGCCTTTTTGAACTCAGATAGAGGAAGGTCCTTATCCGCTAGACTCTTGGAAGTCCGCGCACTGCCTTTGCCGACAGGCGTTATGGGGGTAGGCAGTTTCTTCTTTGGCTCGGGCTCTTCTTTCTCTGGTTCTTCCTCGACTTCTTCCTCTTCTTCAGGAGCAAGTTGAGCTTCTAACTTGTCGATAATACGGCCTACTGCCATCTGCACTCTGGCTGGCGATAACCCTCCAAGTTTAGCTAATTCAGCGGGATGCTTTCCCAGATAGTAAAGGAGTTCTCCACCCATCCCTGACTCAAACATAGCCACTTGGAAGGCTTGTGAAGCCATCACATCGGCCTTGGATTGGCTCTGCCACGGAGTTTTTACCGAATCATTAACCGTTTCATTGAAGTCTTCATACTTTGCGCGAGCCTCGGAGATGGTGCGGTTGTGAGTGTCGAAGACTTCTTTGGTGTAAGCGTCTTCTTCCTCTTTTTCTTTGGCCTCTGCCTGAGCTTTCATTTCTTGGCGGACTTCCCAACGGGCTTGAGCGCGGTAAAACTCCTCCACCGTGCTGAACTCTTCAATTTTTGGCTCGCTGTCAGCCTTCGGAGCAGGCCTATCTTCGGTTTTACCGTTCTTGGCGCGTAATTCATCGCGCTCACGTTCCGCCTTTTCCTTAGCCGTTTCGAGTTCGGCGTTGTGCTTCACTAGTCGGTCGATACGCTTTTGGAATCCGCCCTTAACTTTGGGCTTATCCTCGGCTTTCTCTTCTGATTGCTCCTCCGGCTTTTCTTTCTCGACAGGCTCAGGCTCTTCAACGGCTACCCCTTCGTTGCGAGCCTTTTTGAAGTCTGCTAGTGAAGTTTCTTCTACGGTCTGTTGCTCTTCTGGCATCTTATTTGCTCCTTACTTTGGGCTTGCCTGTTTCAAATCATTGCAGTACACAATCTTGTTACCCTTGGAGCAGTTTATTTCTAGAGCATTGCCCCACTTACGCGTTGCGCAGCCTAGGGGAGTTTGGAGCGACACTCCACACATCGGGATTTCTACGGCACGTCTCCGGTTGTAGAAATGCCAACCGAGACCGTTCAGCAGTAAGAAGGCGGCAAGAGTAATCGTGAGTTTCATTGCCAGATCACCTGCATCTTGATGTTGGCTCCTGTTTCAGCCGCTCCAGTGATAATCTCCGCCGACAAGAGGTCACCCTGATTGACCGCCGTGGTGGTGAAGTTCCCACAGCGCGTGGCTGCGGTCATAGTGCAAGTGGTGCTCGCCGCGCTTCCATTGACCATTACCTTGCAGGCTACGGAAACTGTCGTTGCACTAGACGTGCAGATGACGCCAACGATAGTTCGGGCTTGCTGAAAAGGGATTCCCGCACCTAGCGTGGCGGTCTGCCCGACGCAAGTGGTTGCGGTAACATTGGGACCTGTTCCGTACAGGCTATTCGTTATCGAAGCGTTCGCGGTGCCGGTGCAACTAAACATTGCAGAACGGCCATCGGCTTGAATGGTTCCAAGTTCGCCGGCTTGGGTAGAGCCAGAAAAAAGGTTGCTATTCCCGCCAAGGTCGTACATCGTGCCAGGTCCGATGTCACCATAATTCACACCGACTAGGTTGGTGCGATCAAAGAAAGTTTTGCAGCCGGCCACGAAGCAAGTTACCCCCCCAGAGCCACTCACACCACCTTGCTGCGTCAACGTTCCGTCGCTTATGTAGATAGTCCCGCCGTTGTTCTTAACCAGTGTTGTGCCGGTGGTAGAACAACCGCTGCCTGACTCACAGTTGGCCACTTGCGAGCCGATTAGATGCACCTCAGCTCCTGAGGCCACCTGTATGACATTCATGTTGCCGCTACTGATCGCGCCAAGCAATAAACAGCCAAAACAGGTAAAGGTTGGGACTGGACCTCCGGTGCGAATGTCCAGATTTACGGCTGGAGAGTTTTCACAAGCCAGTTTGAACGCTTGGATTGCACCTTGCGACGTTACAGTTTGCAAACAGGTAGAACCAAAGCCGCTGTCGTTAATTTGGTAGAGCTGCGAAAGCAAATCAGCTTCAATACCGATCTGTCCTCCGGTTCCGCAAAAATTAGTTAGGGTTATGTTTTGCAGCGTTCCGACAGAGACGCCGAGCAGAATTTTAGTACTGCCTACTTGGCAAGCTAACTGTCCTCCCCCAGAGATTTGCAGGTCTGACCATTTCCCCTCCACCGGCACAAGAAAGCAGGCGTTGGTGATGTTGCCTTCACTATTGGTGCAGAGGTTTCCCCCGGCTACTGGGAAGTCAGGTCCAAGATAAATCGTAGTATTCCCCGGCCCGCGTCCTTCTAACTCAAAGCCTGACGTATAAACCATGTTTCCGAGGGTTGCGCCTACGCTGGCAGGAAGAGCTGCGCATCCAACGGGCTGTGAAGTGAAATGCGGAGAGCTAAACCAATATCCTGCTGAAGCCAGCATCACTTTCGGACAGAAGCCCGATACTGCGGCGTAGGCGGTCTCAAAAGTTACCGCGTTGGAATCGTCAGGATTTCCCCAAATCAAGCATCCGTTGTTGCTCGTTGCGGTGTTTGCCGGATTACCGGAGAGTGCTATCTGCGTAGCGCTCGAGAAACTGGCGATAGTTAGCGTTCCAGTGGTCATAGAGGAGAACGAAATGCGACCGGCTACGCAACCAAAAATGGCACCAAAAGCGTCGGTTTTAAAGTACCCTGCCACGCGCTTGCCCACGTCGGAGGCGGCAAAGTGCGAAGTGGCGCACGTCACAGTTGTGCCTGTGGATGCCCATGTGCAATCGTTGGCGAGTTGTGTATTGGATGGAGCGAAGTAGCACTGGCTGGTGTTCGCTACCGGGCAGGCATTGCTGAAGTAATAGGCCATCACTGGAGCTGCGCCGGAACCGACGCCCCCGCTCGATGAATTGATAATAGGCCCCAAATTGACAATCGTTGGCGGAGCTACATTGATAAAAACTCCTACTGTTCCGCTGGTAAATGCCGAGCAACGCACTCGAAAGTCTGTTTGCGCGGTCAGGGTGTAAGTAGTCTGTCCATTCGCTGAAGGTCCAGTTCCCGCGGAAACCCAGGTAACTCCGTTATCAGCGGCCATCTCCACAACTAGGGTCGCAGACCACGTGCCGGTGACAGTTACAGCCACGCTGGTGCTTCCTGGAGGCAAATGCACCGATAAACAAGCGTTAGTAGTCGCGCAAGTCGAGCCGGTCGCAGTGATATTGCCAGTCGCGCTGGATTGATAGGTGAGCGGATTCTGCGCTGCTACGCTCGACGCGCAAAACAGTAAAAGCAGGATTAGTTTCCTCATTCGCTGGGCTCCTGTTGCTGCTCGGCCATCTGCTGTTCGTGGGTCTGATTCGCAGCGGTCATGTCCGCTTCGTGGGATTGGTCGCTTTCTTGGGTCTGCTGGTCTGCAGCGGTCTGCTGCGTGGCTAGCCCTTTTTCGTGCTCTTGCTGGTCTTTCTGCATGGCGATGTCATGCGCTCCTTCGTGCAGAATCTTGTATTGCTCAAGTTCACGCTCGGCAAAGGACTGATTCGCATCTTTCGAGGCGTTAATTTGGGCCACGGCTATCTTGGTGGCTTCCTGCATCTTGACAATTTCCGCTTTGGTCTGCTCCTGCATCTGCGCGATTTGCATCTTGCCTTGCTGCTCGATTTGCTTGGTTTCCAAGACTTTCTGGGTGTCCTGCAGGGCCTTGGTTAGCAAATCATGCTGTTGCATCGCCTGAGATAGCTGCTGATGGAGTTTCTGTAACTGAGCCTCGGGATCGGTGTCATCATCTTGTAATTGCTGCGGAAGCATCTTCTTGAGCCGGTCAGCAATTTCTTTACTCTGCGGGATGTCCATGTTGCGCACGGCAATATCTGAAAAGAATTGCGCCTGATTGGGCAAGGTTTGCATCAATTCAAGTTGTGTAGCGGTGGCTTCTTGCCGCTTAGTTTGGTAACCCTTATCCACCAAAACAGCCACATCGTAGCGCCCTACACTGATGTCGAAAGCCTTGGTAATCTTGTCAGTCAGCATCTTCTGCGCAGCAACGGCTTGGTCAGGTCCGTTGTGGATGACTACCTGCTTCTGGGTGCCATCCGGCATGATAATTCGTTGAATGCGTGGCTTGTCGATGTAGAAGCGTATCCAGTCAATTAGCACATAGCCGCTACGCTTCATTTCTCGCGCTACGTTGTCGGACAAATTGACAGTGGCTAAAGAGCCTTGTTCCTGCAGATGTTGAATAGCCTTGCCGGATTCATCGCCTTTACGTTGACCAAGCGATGGATCATAAACACCCATAGCCGATTTGACCGCCTGTTGGCTCATCGTGGTCATGGTGGTTAGCGCATCAATGGCAGGATCAAGTAATTGGCGTTCAGGGGCCGGTGCAGGCTTTCCAGCTACATCCACCAGCTTGTAAGGCAGTACTTTGACGTTTTCCGAGTTCTCCCACAGACGTTCATAGCCGGAAATAGTGCCTTCTGCAGCCTTCCAAGGAGCGGTCTTGGCTAAAGCAATTTTTTCCGTAGCTGCGGAGTACCAGTAATTGGCCATGCGCTGCGGGTCTTTGGCCGGCCGAACCAATCCAGCCAAGTAGCGCTTGCCATCCACATCAATGTCATCGCCTGTAGCGGTGAAAATAGGGATGGATTTACCGGGTAAATCCTTGGGGCCATCCAAGACTTCGAAAGCGTTGATCTTGCGCCACACCACTACTTTTTTGGGACGCTTGCCCTTGCGTTCGCGCTCTTCGATGGTGAAATATTCAGCAATCCTGACCGTTTCGTTGGTAGTCCAGTCTGGCGTGGAGTTGCCTGTTCCGGTAAAGCTGTCGCCCATCGTGGAAGGCGTCGAATCTTTATACTCATCCTTGTACTGCTCGCGGGGAACGTCCTCGATGATAAACGCCCATTGCGCCTTCTTGCGCGGTACCCCCGGCTGCCAGTAGACAGTGAAGGGATTTTTGATTGGTTCAATGAATATGTCTTGGTCGTCGCTATCCTCATCCACGTACTCAGTCAGGAACCGCCAGGAACCAAACCCAATCCGCATTACAAAGTCATGGGTGGTGTCGTAGGCAATCTCCGCATCGGATTGCACTTCAATGTGGCGAATCGTTCCTTGGATGATGTCCGCTGAATCTGTATCTGCGCCATCGCCTACAGGGGAGATGTTCAAAGCTGGGCGTTTTAACCTGTATTCGTTATGGACAATCCGCATGGTCTGCGTAATTTGGTCCATTACCAGGCAAGGCTTTTTAGCAGCTTCCCGCTCTACTTTGATTCCTTGATCCCATTGCTCAAGAGTTGAGAATTTCAGATCATCGAGGCATTTCTCGCGAGTTGCCGATTCCGCGTCATTGGCTTCTTTCCAGCGGGTCATGGCCAACTGAATTTCTGAGTCAGTGCTTAACTCGCTGAGTTGCTCAGTGCTCATGGCGCATAAGCTTTCTGAACTCGCGAGGCTTAAAGCTTAGATATGGCAGGTACATTAGATACACGGGCTTGCGAAGATGCAGTTGTGCCCTGAGCAGAATGGTGCGTAATTGCTTTTCGTCCTTGATCTGCGCGGTGAGCTCGGCAATACGCGCCTGAGCTACTTCCTCATCTGTCATCTGCCGTTCTGTGGTTTCTTCGCTCACTTAGCCCCGAAAATGCCAAACACATCCGCTTCCTGCACCAAATGGAGCGTGCGGTCGGCTCCTAGCGGCAAATCATCGTAATAGTCTTTGGCGAAATCGTTCCACTTGGAGTTGAAAAGTACCGTGTCGCCCGGCTTGACAACGGTGGGCTGGAAGTCCCCATCTTCATCACATTTGCCTGGCCCTACCGCTAATACTGTCCCTTTTAGGCCTTTAGGCGCGTCAGTCAGTGTGATGAGGCCTTTTTGCTCGTCTATGCGGCGGATGAGTACGCGGTCGTTGCGGGGCTGAATCATGACAATCGGAATTTCTCTACACCCGTAACACTAGGTTCCACATACCAATCAAGGCTCAGCATCTCGTCATTCCGGGTCAGCGTTAATCCCCGAGAGGATGGACTTGGCGGTACAAAATATTTCGCTAATTCTTTTGATATTTGAGGATTTATGAGAATTTTGGTAGGGAACTGACCATGCTGCTTTTGATACTGCATACTAGCATCAAATATCTCTTTTACGTCGAGCATCCCCTTACTCCTTCACCAAATAGAATTTGCCGTTTTCTTTGACCGATACAGGCTTGTGCCAAGTAACTCCAGTCCCACTTTGCTTGTCGGTGTAACGCATCCCGTCAAAATCCAGCGGACGCGGAAAATCCTTCAAAAACTGATTAAACTCAGCCTCAGGAACCTCAACTTTGCGCCTATCTCGATTCACTTGCTGATACTTCCAGTCTTACCGTAGCGCTCCAAATCCTTCAGGGCGTCCCAAATCATTCGTGCCCATCCGACAATTGCCCAATAGATTCTCATCGCGCCCTCATTAACGACCGTAGACTGATGTTCTTGCCGGGCTTGCGAAGCGGGAGCTTCTTGCCCTTACTGGCTTGATTCCATTCGGCTACGCCGGCAGCGCCTAAAGCCTTATGGCCGGCTGGAGAGTTTCCCCAGCGCTCCTGCTTAAGTGATTTCCAAGGCATGGCACCTCAAACTTGCAGGCGATCCGCTCCATCGTGCGCTTCTGCACCCCGAGCAAGGGGCTTAGGAAGGTCGGCCGCTCTAAGCCAACGCGGGCATGGTTTCCCGCTTCCGCTGCCTGCGCCTGCACAGTCAGTTCTTCCGATGAACGGAACTGTGGTTAATGTACAACAGTCTTGTGTCTAATACGCCACTAGGCGGGGATTGGCAAGGAAAATCTGCGCTCTAGGACATCCAGCCAGTAGATTGTTCGCCGGGTGTGTACATGCGGACAGGCTCAGGCGGGGGCGGGGGCGCTACGGTGACGCTGAAAGTCATAGCTAGCTGATCTGCGCAATCTGGACTCCCAAGCGATGGCACGCGCTCCTTCATGTCGTCCTTGGTCTCCACTTCAATTTGCCCTTTGGCGTTGTAGGAATAGAGTGGGGCTGTCAACTGGTCGCACAATTCAGGATCATTGGGTATCTCGGGGCCGGCCGCCAACCAATCGCGCATCAATCCCCATATCTCAGAGCGCCGGTTACGATATTTCTTGTCATCGTTGGCGGTCATGCCCCCGCGGAACTCGTAACATTTGAAACCTCGAGTCTTGATGTGATCGACCGTCCCGGAGCCTAACCCATCCCCATCAACTACCGTGGCATCCGCTTTAATCTCTTTTTGCCAGTGAATGACTCGTTCAGCCACGAATACCGTGTCTTTGCCCCTCAGCTTCTCAAGGATGGCCGCTTTACGTCCTTGCCGCCAACCAATTACCGTCTGATCAGCTCCGTACCGGGCCACGTCACATGACAATATCTTAGGCAACCGCTCGTAGCCCATGGCCGAATTATGCCTCGCCGCTTCCACGTGGTCAGGCTGGATAAACTGATCCGTGCCTACTAGCGGGAACTCCCCCCGAATCCAGATGCGCACAAACCAGCTATCCTCACCGTGGTCTTCTACCTGCCGTGCCAGAAACTCATGATTCGTACCTTGTACCGTCCTTGAATCAATACGATAAGTTTTCCAGCGGTGCGCATTCTTGCCAAAACACTCCCTAAACCCTCCCGAAGCTTGTGTGGGATTGCCAAAAGCTATCCATAGCATTTCCGCATTTTTATCAGTGAAGGTGCTGAGGGTGTTGCTCCAGATGATGTCGTCAATGCCGCTAGCTTCGTCGAAGATAACCACCATGCGCTTGTCTTCATTGTGCAGCCCAGAGAATGCTTCCTGATTTTCGGCGGACCACGGCGTGAAGTCCGTTCGCCATTCGCGTTCGTGACCAGGCTGCCGGCTGGTAATACTAGTCGCTTTGGCTTCCCACCAATGCCGATTAAAGGCCAACCGTGTCCATTTGGCCACTTCTGGGACCGTCTTGGTGGCTAGCTGGGTACCAGTATTGGCTGTTACCACCACTTTACAGTCTCCACACGTGCTCATGGCCCAATTGATAATCATGGCGATCAGAGCTGATTTGCCAATCCCTTTACCAGAAGCAACAGCTACCTGACAGAGTTGATGACGTGTTTGGGGATTCTGCAAATGGTCACGAATGTGACTGAGTATCTCAATTTGCCATTTGCGCGGGCCTGTGGAGGTCGCTAACTCGCCAGCGCCCCAAGGGAAGAAGCGTTGCGCAAACTTCAAAGGATCGTCGGTGCATTCGCCTACTTCAGCGATAATCTGGGATTCAAGGCTGGCTGTGGCACTCATTTGAGGTTTTTGCGCCGGAAGTCACAAATACCGCATTGGCAGGTTTTATCGTGCTCCATGAGGCGCTGGGGCATCTTAATATTTACAGTTGTACCCGGCTTGAACTTCTCCTCAAACTCTTTCGCGATGCGTAGATTCTCAGTCTGCTCCTCTTTACTCGGTATCCCATCGTTGCAGCGCTGACGAATCCATGCTGACAACGAAATCTCTTCCACTACTGCGCAAGCCCGCCATTGCACCAACTCTTCGGATGTAATCCTGAGATTATACCGAATCTCTTTCTTGCTCATTTGTATGTACACTTATGCTCTGTACATACACTCCATGTACAGACAAATCAAACGATTTGCTTGCGTTTCCGTATTTCGTTGATCTGCTCGGCTAGACCTTCCATGCCGGTAACCTTAACATTGTCTTTGAGCAGCCCGAGGCGACGATACAACAGCTCTAGATTCTTCGTCTTATCGCTCAGCTTCAATGTGGTGCGCAGAATAGCTTTACGCTCGCCGTCGCCTGAACCTCCTGTAGTGTCCTCGCGTATTTCTTGCACCGCTGCCCAGTCATCTCGCGTAAGTTCCGATAAGGCAATGCCTTGTGGCTTGCCATGCTCATCAATTTTGATGTAGTTCGCCATGTTGGAGAATGCCAGGCGGGCTACTTCCTCATCTATTTTCTCCGCTCTAAGTTCAAGCTTATCAGCACGTTTCGACTGAAGCTCAGTAATCATGCGCTGAACCTTAGCGTTCTTTAGTGCCCTTGAAGCCCAAACGTGCGCTCCACTCTCAGCAATTCCAGCGGCCTGGGCTGCTCTTGTACCGTTTAGGTCGATAACGTAGTTTTGTGCGAACTTTTGCTGCCGGAGTGAGGTCTTTCTGGCCATTTAGTGGCTAGAATACTCCAATTTTAGGATATTGCGGGTACAAATGCGTGATCCCTTTTAACACAGCTCGGGGCCTTTGCAGTTTCTGGCTAGCGCACTAGAACTCCCAAGCGTTGTCGTGGCCCCGCACGTGATTACCGGGTATTTAGGCCAAGGATTATAAAAAGGTTCTGGCGGTGAGGGCGGAACATAAATAGGCTGTGGAACAAACACCACTTGATACTGATTCCTGAGCGCCAACGATAATAATTGGCTTTTCTCCAATAGTTCACGCTCAAGCTGCGCGATTCGTTCTTCTAATTGTTTCCTTTTCATGCTGTTAGCCTCGGGTATTTCGGATACAGATGTTTAATCCAGCTTCGCGGCGCCACGTCATGCTCCACTTTTCGCCCTGTTCTGCTGATGGTGAAACTCATGGCTGGGCCGATTTGCCCGCGACGAAACAGCTGGTAACGCGTCCCAGTACCAATGGGCTGCCACTCGACTGTGAACTCAGGCTGTTGCGTGATTTCATCGAAACAATAACCTTTGAAGCCGCTAGTACTTAACACGGAATCGCGTCTCATCCATACGCGGATAATTCGGCACTTGATGGTCGCTCCAGCCTACTTTCACGTTGTAGCCTGCCCATAGTATCGCTGGTGAATCGTTTATCAGCTCGTCTCGCCAGCCGTTCGTCCAGTGCTCGCGCCCATACACTGACAAACTGGCCATGGTGAGACTGACTCCCCCGCGAAGCTCTTCACGCGCTCGAAACTCTCCGTAACCGCCATCAGGGCAATGCGGTAAATCGTTTCTCAGCCGGCAGTCGTGAATCTCATGGGTGGCAAATAATGAAGCCCCTACAGACACGCCAAAAAGCACATACGTCATGGGGTCTTTGTACCAGTGATGTGGCTTCGCATTTACCGTGCTCGCTGCCAAAAGGAAAATGAGAGCCACTCTCAGGGCTTTACCTCCAACATACCAAACTTCCCGGCCACTAATGGCGCACCTGTAACCGTGCCATCGTCTGCCAAATTCAACCCAGGCGGTAATGAGCCAGCCGCTAAAGCCCAGTGATAAGGAGGTTTACCCCCACTCGCTTGTAGCTGGAACGAATACGGCACGCCGACCTGTCCAGCCGGCAGAATAGTGGTTAAAATGCGTAGCTCATGTTTTGGCGGAGCAGGGATCGGCCATGAACTGAACAGCAATACTCCGATAAAGATTAGCTTCGACATTCGAGCTTATCCAAGCGCTGTGAGAATGAAGCAATCGCCAGTAAACAGTTGAACTCGCAGTCCTTTAAGCTGTCACGGTACTGGGCTTCGATCCTGCGCTGGCCTCCTAAGAATGGCGCTATGCCCAGCTTCCGATATATGCCGTTGCGATGAAACCTCACAGTGCTGAGACTGATTCCCAATGCCTCACAGGTATCTTTGCTGCTCTTCCCCTCACGTACCAACGCGTAAACTTCACGCTCGCGCATCGTCAGCTTGGATAAGTCGAAGATCATGCGTCAGCTTGCCCACGTCCAAATACCCACTGTTTGCAGGAATATCAACACGAAAATAAGCGCGAGAATCAACATAATGATGGTCTGCCAAGTAGCGTCGATGGGCACCTTGGAAAGAAGCAGAGTGAGTATCCGCCACAGAATCACGCCTACGATGATGAAAACAATGAGCCCTACCAGAAAGCCGATAAGGCCGTGCAACCCGAAGAAACCTACATGCATTTGCGCGAGTAGGAGCATGGTTCTCCTTGGGACGCTTTGTGTCGTAACGTATACCCCCTGATGCACAGTTGCAAGGTCTTTTTCTTCGTTTTTTGTTCTACATGCAGAATTTCCTTGACACGCTATACGACATCACGTAATGTGCAGCGCATGGCCGCAATCAAGTTAGCCAAAGCAATTTGCAGGAAGTGCACTTTCGAGTGGTACCCGCGTATCGGGAATCCCAAGAAGTGCCCGCAGTGCCAGACACGCGATTGGCGGGCAGGGAAGAAGAGCGAGGCAGCCTAGTGGACTTTCAGCGCACTAAGCCGGAAATCAGGTACCACAACGACGCCGTGTTTCACGCCATGGTGGACCAGCTTTACTACCAAATAAAAGAAGCTCACTACACGCCCACGGAGCTACGGGAAGCTTGCCACTTAGCCGCTTGCATGTACGAAGAGCTCCACGTGAGACCGATGTTTATTAATCCGAAAGAGCCATTCGTTTGGAATGTGGTGGAGAAGATATGAAACTGGCTCTCGCAATCCTCGCACTCACTCTGCTGGCCGGAACCGCATCAGCGGATAGCGTCTGGACTTATGCTGGTAACAGCAATCACGTTGGTGGTGCTCCTAGCGCTGCGCTCTATCCCCCTAACCCTTGCGGCTGTGCGTTATCAGGCTCATTTACGCTGGACGGTTCGGGAAACGTGCTGGCCTACAGCTTCACCGATGGGGCGATTACGCTCAATCAGTCCGACAGCACCATGCAGCTCAACGACTGGCTGGGCACACTGGGCGCCTGGAGCCTGCGAATCACTGATGCGACCGGCGATGTGCTGGGCTCGCTGTACTACGGCTCCGTAGGCGAAGCAACAGATTATGGGACTGGCGGGCTATCCCTTGAGGGCAACCGCGGCATATGGTCTGACCCAATGTCTACGCCTGAACCGGCCACGTTCGCTTTGCTGAGCTTCGGATTAGCACTCATCTCCCTGATTTTACTCCTAGTTAAAGCCTAAATTTATGAAAATGCATAATACAGGTTATGTGGACACTGAGTCTCATAACCTATACTCAGTAAAGGACTTAGAACGTTTTTCGCCTTTCCTAGTTAACAGCAGTTACGCACCCTGCTTAACAGATTACGCTCGCTTGCGTTCTGGGAAGCTAATCAGCGTTTGTGTGTCGATGGTGCGGCGGGCTATCTCTAGCAGTTCTTCTCGGTGGTCCCTGAAGTATCGGGCTGCCTCTGCTTTGGCGAAGTGTTCTACAGCGGCGTTCCACTCCGCTTTGGCAGCCTTCAATCGCTTGCTGCCGCGGTCCAGCTCTGCAAGTTCTAAATCGCCAAGCGTATTTCCAGACACATCTAGAAGCCATTCAATCGGAGGCATTTGCATCAGCGGGTCCTCTGGGTTCGGTCGCCGCGCGGGGATGCCGATAGTAACCCTCGGATTACGTGTGTCAAGGGGTACGTTTGTAAATTCTGAGGTGATGCCGTGAGCCTGCCACTGGAGCACTGGTGCGTTGCTCTTGACGCCAAAGGTCGCATGAAAGCTATTGATGCCGAGCTAAAAGAACGACTGTCTCCCGCGATGTCTAGGCGCAGCGAACGTTTCCGTTTCGCGTATGAATTGGCCTTCGCGATTATCTGCGGGGATCGCACGAACGAGATAGTACGAATCATCCTCGACGGCTGGCAAGACGCGAATGGTACTAAAAAGTCATACCGAGTTCCGCAATCTGCGGAAAAACAGGGGGCAGATAAGGAGCAGGGTACCGGGGACTCTGCCCCCTTGCACATCAAGGGGTTCCAGGGAGGAACACATTCCGAGTTTGAATCGCTTCTGAGGCGGGCGGCTGGAGTTGTGAACTGACATGACACTCCAAGAAAGATTTTGGTCAAAAGTCGAAAAGACGCCAGGTTGCTGGTTGTGGCGTGGTTACGTAAAGAGCGGCGATGGATATGGCCGATTCACGGTAGATAAAACCAAGCGCGACCTCGCGCACCGAGTCGCTTACGAGTTGAGCACTGGGAAAACAATCGGCCCCAGGCCCATGACTATAGACCATCTGTGCCGCAACCAAATTTGCGTCAATCCTAAACATCTTGAAGTTGTTACGAACAAGGAAAATATTTTGCGTGGGTTTGCGCCCTCAGCAATGAACGCCCGCAAAACACACTGCATCCGTGGCCACCGATTGGATGGAGAAAATTTAATTATTTATATCGTGCCAAAGACGGGGAAAAGACATAGAAGATGCCGCATTTGTAAGCAATCGTAATGAACGCCTACGAAATGCTGAGGTGGGCAAAAGTGATCGACACGTTTGTGATTGTGGGCTCGATTCTGCTGTGCGCGTGGTGCCTGAAAGAGATTTGTGAGGCGGTGGGACTTGTCTGATTTCTACGAAGACCTTGCAAACGAGATGGCCAACACGAATCGCTACATCCAGCCTGATGAGTTTGAAGACGAAGAGGAGAAGCCCATGGCAAAGATTATCGTGCACCAGTTCAGCGAATTTGAACGCCAAGAACCACTGACCGAAGACTACCTGGTAGGTCGCTCGCAGCACGTCTATCAGGGGCCTAGCCATCACGACACCATGGACAACTTACGGGGTGACTTCCGCAAAGACAAGTACGTCAGGCCGCTGCTGGTCTTGCGCTGGAAAGTGCTGCTGGTGATTGGTTTTGTTTGTTTCGCTGGAGCCGTGGTTGCGCTGGTGGCGATTCTGCGGGATTTGCAGCCGTGAGCTTTTCTACCAGCGAGATGCCGCATCAGTCTCTGGCTAGCGCACCAGAAGTTTAGGAGGAACACATGGACTCACACGAATACGCCGCACGCATCCAAGCCGAGGCCAAATATCTCTTGGACAAGCCACCGTTTGAGATGCCTACATACACGGGATTAATTAAGGAATTTTATTGGTACATGGGCGACAAGGCGGGATTTGTCGCGGCAGTGCGGGCATTGGGCACTGGAGAGAAGCAAATCGGTGTCGAGTACGTGGAGTTTCATCCGGTGGACGCCCCGATAGCCATCCGTATTGAGCGCCAACACGTTTGCAAGCTGATAGAGCCTGCGAAGTATGACTGCGAGCCGTTTCTTGGACCTGAAGAGGACGCGGTGATAGACGCAGCGGCAGCAGCTACAACTACAGAAGTGAACGAGATACCGTTTTGACGCCCGAACGCCTCAGGGAAGTGCGGATTAGGGCTTGCAAACATCTGGTGCTGATGCGCGAGCGCGACGATGAAACCGGCCAGCCGGAAAACTATTGGAGCTGCGCTGACTGCCCAGCGGTATTCAAAATGACGCTCGAATGCCTCACACGACTTTCAGCAGTAAATCAAAAGGAGAAAAGCAATGCCAATCTGGGCAACAACTAAAGATTCAGATTACGAAGTAGCACCGGAAGGTCTATGGCACGCCGTGTGTGTGGATGTTGTGGACCTGGGGATAGTAGAAAGCAAATTCGGGCCGCAGGTGAAGATCGAGATTCGCTGGCAGCTCGAAGAAAAGGATTCCAAGGGCCGAACATTCCTAATTGTTCAACGCTACACACCCAGCCTGCACGACAAGTCGCGGTTGAAACCGATGCTGGAAGCGTGGCGCGGCCGTAAATTTTCCGCTGAGGAACAGAAAAAATTCGACATCGAAAAGCTCATTGGTGCGAATTGTCAACTTCAGATCATTCACAACATCAAGGATGAAGGCCGCGTGTTTGCCAATGTGCAGGCGGTCGTACCTGCACCGCGCAATGCCGCATTGATTCGTCCCAGCGAAGATTACGTGAGAATGGTTAACCGGCCAAAAGACTACAACAATTCTCCGGCGTCCAATGGGAAGCCAAACGGTCGCGAGGCTGGTGATGATAGCTATACACCCTTCTAACGACCATGAAAACCAAACAGGAAGTCACAACAAAGAACAGAATCCAGAAACAATCCAGCCGTTTCTACGATATCGAGGGGGATTTACTCCCCTCGGTAACGACGATATGCAGCGTGATCAACAAGCCGGCCTTGATGCCCTGGGCCGCGAAGGTCGAGCGGGAGATGGTACTGAGTGTTTCCGCCGACCTATACGCCGATTGCGCCACCACCAAACAGCAGATGAGCAGGGCCGCATGGCTCTTGACGATGAATGCGAGGCTTGGAAAAGAGAAAGCCAGCGCCAAAGAGATGGCGAAAGCCAGCAACATTGGGACACAGTGCCACGAACTCATCGAGTGGACATTGCGGGGCGAGTTGATGCACGAAGCCGGACCATCTCCGAGGATTTCTGACACAGCGCAGTGGGCTTACATGGCTTGGCAGGATTGGCGCCGAGCCGTAAACCTGAAACCGATTGCCGTGGAACAAGTGGTGTACAGCCGAAAGCATGGTTATGCCGGCACGTTGGATTTACTTGCCGAAGTGGATGGAGTGCTCACCGTAATCGACTGGAAGACCGGCAAAGCCGTCTACAGCGAGGCTCATTTGCAAAACGCCGCGTATCGTTACGCGATTCGCGAGATGGGACACGGCTACCCAAAGGAAGGCTTAATCGTTCGCCTACCTAAGCTAGAAAGCGATCCCTTCTTTGAAGTAGTGAAGGCCAAACCGGAAGAACTGATGTTCCCGAAGTTTCTCGACGCCAAGAGTGTTTGGACCTGGGCGCAAGAGATGGACGCGGAGTACCAGGCCAAGCAACAACAGCCCGAGCAAAACATCGAGAAGGCCTTGACAGACTCTATCGCGCAACAGGCCAGTCAGTGAGAGCGGCCAAAAAAGACCCTATCGGAACGATGCAGCGCTGCTTTCTGGACCCACGGAGCTTCATAAGCAGGGACGGCCGGCAATTCCTCTATGGGGAAGACACCTCGGTAAGAAGGCATCAAGTCTGGGAGCGCTGTGGTGGCTTCTGCGAGATGAACGGATGCAATCGCGAGATCAGCGAAGAGACGATGCACATGCATCACGATAAAGAGCGAAGCCGCGGCGGCGACGAATCGATGGGCAACCTAGTCGCAAGCTGTGCCCCGTGCCATAAACGGTTCCACGGAAACCGGAATCCGCAATTCCGCACGAGTAAAAATTTCACAGAGAGCCTTGGAGACGCTGACTGAAAATGTTGGTGTTGATTAAAGTGCTCGAACTCGGACACGGCATCCCCACGAAAACCTCTACCTTGGGAGCGTGGAAGATTCAGCCACTGGGCCGGGTGATTTTTGATAAGCCACTTCCGAAGGAAGGCGCACAGAGTGACAAGTAAGGCTCCAAGTTTCCAGTACTACCCGAAGGACTGGCGAGCAGATGCAGTTTTCACCTGCTCGCTAGCCGCTCGGGGGCTTTGGCACGAGATGCTCAACATGATGCACGCTTCGGAACGGTACGGCTACCTAAGCCAGAATGGCTGTCCTATCCCTGATGAGTCTATATCCCGCTACTGCGGGTGCACCTTACAGGAATACCAGACCTTTTTTGCTGAGCTAGAACGTGCAGGGGTTCCCCGGCGAACATCGAATGGAATCATCTACTCAAAGCGTATGGTTGACGATCAAAAAGAAAGAGGTACATGGAGAAAACATAAGAAGAATCAACGAGATAAGAAAAACCCCAAAAATGTCCACCCTATTGTCCAGCAAATGTCCGACCGTCTTGCTTCTCCTTCTTCTTCTCCTTCTTTAAAAGAAGAATCTAAGACCTCTTCCCCAGCAAAAACCGCTGGGGGCTCGGATGAGTTCCTCTGCTTCTGGGATACCTATCCTCGAAAGGTCGACCGCAAAGAGGCCCTCCGAGGGTGGGTCAAAGGCCTCTGCGACGATTTGCTCGGCGAAATTCTGGCGAGTTTGGCGATTTGGAAGCAAACCGAACAGTGGCAGGACATCGAAAAAGTACCCTACCCAAGCACGTGGATCAACAAACAGCGCTGGAAAGAAACTCCCGGTCGTCGAGTGAGTTTAGGGGAGCAGAAAGCGAGGAACACCGATGCGGCCATCGAAAGGGTCCGGCAAAGACTCACTAATCCTGAATTGGCTTAGCACGCTGGGGAAGCACTTCAAAACAGAGCTTTCTGAGGATGAAATAAACATTTTCCTGAAGGCTTTGCAAAATTCCACCAGCTACCAGTTGGATAAAGCCTTCGATACTTGCCTGAACAATTGCCTGTTCATGCCCAAACTGGCCGAGGTTCACAAGCGGATGCCGGAGCAAAAATGGCCCCCGGAGAATCCTGGGAAGTTTGTTCTCAATGGTCCACCTACCCTGGATTTAATTCGTCCCTTTGTAACTCCTTTACCTGACAGTGCTAGCGACCAAGAAATCATGGAAGCGTGGGCTGAGGGTACGCGGAGGCGGTACAAAGCGATTGGCGTTGATCCTGAAAAATGGAAAGGACTTCCCGGTCGGCCGAAACGGCCGAGATTCACGATTTTTAAGAAACGTGAGCCGGGCGACGAACAAGTGGTGCGGTAGCCATGCTCGCTCGCAAACTCTGTTGTGGCAAAACCAGAAACAGGAAGTTAGTCAGAGGAAGTTGTTCAAACTATGACCACTCTGCTCTGGATTCTTTCTTTTCTACCAGCTCTCGGGGTGAGCATCGCGGCGACCGCA